TGCACCGAAATTGCAGTTTTATTTATTTAATATATTATTTTGTGCTTGACAATGTAAATAACACGGTGTAAGATTAACTTAACTTCACAAGTTGAAATGTTAAACATTCTGATTGTGAAGCACAGAGTAAATCATATTCACCGTCTTTATGATTCACTCTGCTGGATCAAAATCACGGATGCCAGATTAGCAAGACGGTAGCTAGTCTGGCGTTTTTTTTTTAGGAGGAAGAATATGACTAAGTACGAGTACGCAGGTGAAATGCAGGAGTTGTGTTTCAAAATCTCACAGGTATGTAAGGTGCTGGAAGAAGAAGGTATGCAGGACTTTTATCATGCAGCAAGTGAAGGTTTTGCAGTAATCCGAAATGAGTACAGTGTTGAGGAAGCTCAACAGCTTGTAACAAAAGACGAAAAAGAACAGCTGGAAAACACTGCAGCCTATGTTAAAGAAATGCAAAAGCAGGCCGCTGAAAAATTGGATCAGGAGATTGCGATATGAATATGGCGGAATACCTTACAGCACTTAAAGACACTCTCAACAAAATCAACAGACAATCTTACACAGAAATCAAAATGATTGAAAACAAAGCTCCTGAAGATTTTAACAAAAAAGAAATCGGATCAACTGAAGAAGAAACTCTTAATAAAGCTAAAAGTGCTTTAAATGCAGTTATGGAGATATTGGGAAGAATATAATCCATGCCCTGGCAAAAAGGTGGGGACCTTAGAAAAAGGTGGGAGACACACGAACATGGGTGCAACAGTCATTCATTTTTGAATGGGATGACGAGACTGAAAAACCCAAAAAGAAAAAAGTTGATTATGACCTTATTGTGCAGAAGCTGAAAGAAGGACCACTTACCTTCTCACAGATTAAAGCGCTTGCCGGCGTGAGCCATCACGGTGTATCGCAGGTTATAACAACTTTGTCGCTGCACTATCCAGTATATGAGGCGGCGCGAGGACTTTACAAACTGTATGGCGACGATGACTATGGCGACGGAATAAACCACAGTGCCCTGGAAAGCGAAGCCGACGAATGGTAAGGCCCCGCAATATTACTATTACTAGGAGGAACAATGTTAAGGGATGTGTACTGGCGGCAGTATCCTATTGACCTATTAACAGATGCACAGATGGGTTATATAGAATCGCAAATGCCTGCTGGTTATGAGTTTGCGCCGTATATGTTTTATATCACGGCATTAAAAATATCGGACGACGATGGTTTTTTTGACCTTGAAGATGGAATTATTTTTGCAAGATTAATGCGGGTTAATAATGTACAGCTCGTATTTGATATAGCAAACTTAATGCGAAAACATAAGATAATCTACAGATTTAGCGACGATACAATGTTATGTGGATTTGTAGAATGGACTTATTCTGAAAAAAAGAAAAAATCAATGGCAGAAAGGCGACAAGCTGTAAAGGATGCTATTGAAAGGGAGCGTGCAAAAAAAAATGCGTGCACAACAGATTTTGTATCGGCAGGATGCGCGGGGAAATGCAACGACATTCCGCAGTCCACAGCTTGCGTGGGGAAATGCAACGACATTCCACAGAGCTCCGGAAACAATGCTCAGGTGCCTGATCAGGACGCCCCGAAACCAGCGCAAAGTGCTGTTTTTTTTATGCCTGAGGACGACAAAAATCGCAAAAATGTCGTCATAAACGCGGATGACGACAAAAACCGCGAAAATGTCACAGACATACATACAGACAGTACATACAGTGCAAACACTTTAAACAATACAATACAGGAGGTACATACAAACACACACATACAGCAAACATCCGCCTGCGGGCCTAACATGGGCCCTACGGCTGATGTTTGCCCAGACAGTATACCGGCAGTGGCCGATATACAAAACTCAGAAACAGATAATGAGACACACAGTGAACAAGCTGCTTGCTCCGAAGAAATTACACAGTTGGCAGAACAGGCTATGTCTATAGCGGGAAACAGTGAAGAGACAAAGAGCGCGGTTTGTAAAAAGCTGGAGGACTTTTTTGTTAAGTTTTGTTATGGGTACGATAAAAAACATGGCAGGCATTCTGTTGTCAAAATTGCAGATCGTATCTGTAAACTTGCAGATGACAAAAATCCGGCAGACTGTATTTGTGACATTCTTTGCAAAGAGTTTAAGAAAATGAACGAAACCGGCAGCGGGAATCCGTACTGGAAAGGGATAGCACTGCTTCCAAGCAACATGCTAAAAGACAGCGTGTGGAGTTATCTCATGGGTTTTGCGGGAAGAATACTTGCAAAACAGAGTAAAGACAATGCTTTTCTACGTGAAGCTGAAAAATACAAGGCAGATGCAGAAAAAGAGCAAAAAAATGTTGCGGATTTTCTCAACGAAGAATACCGCAAATATGGCATAGATCCGGAAGATCCGGACAGAGTGCAGAAAATGCTTATTGCCAGAAATGCAGAACAGAACGGAAAGCAGGAGGAACCGTCGTATGATGTATTCTAGGAGCTAAAACTTGATAGATCCCGAAGAAAACGATGAAAGCTGGGACGCCGAATTGCGAGGAAAAGAACGACTTTTTGTTTTGCGCTACTGCACGGACAGTGAAGTCTTTTTGAATGCAACGGCAGCTTACCGTAAGGTTTATACAAAAACAGACGAGAAAACCGGAAAGCCCGTAAAACTTGCAAAAGAAGTTTGTGAGGCTGCATCGTCGCGCCTTATGAAACGTGACCGCATTAAAATTGCGTGTGCAAGGTTACTGAGACAGACTCAGGCGGATGTTGATGAACGGAGCCAGTACCAGCTTTTACACGATCTGCTTTTATGCGCTACTTACAATCCGGCTGATATTATAACGGCGGATGGTGAGCTGAAAGTAAAAGATCTTAAATCTTTGGGAGAACTTGCCAAGTGTGTGACACACATCAAGCAGACTAAATGGGGCCTTGATGTATCACTTGCAGACAGAGGCAGATATATGACGCAGCTGCTGCAGTACCTGGATATTGTACGTCCTGAAATACCGGTTGAAGAGAAACTTAGAGTTATTTCAATGGTATCTAAAGCCGGCAGTGTTGAAGAATGGAACGATATGGCGGAAAAAATTGGATAGCGTATGAAGGTAAAAGTCATCGAATCTAAAAACGGCCAGAGAAAGGTTTATGAAATCTACTGGGAACCGCAGCCTAAACAACAGCTTTTACTAAGTTGCCCTGCAACAGAAGTTTTATACGGTGGAGCTGCAGGTGGTGGAAAGAGCGATGGACTTTTAGGAGATTTTTTTCAAGGAGCAGATAAATACGGCAAAAGATGGAAAGGCATACTTTTCAGACTTACTACTTCTGAGCTTGAAGAATTACAGGACCGATCTGATGAACTGTACACTCCACAAGGAGCTGAGTTTTTGGGTAATTCCAACAAAAAAGGTTCCAGAATGTGGATATTTCCAAACGGTGCGACCTTAAAGATGCGCTATCTTGAAAATGAAAAAGACGTAAGGCGTTATCAGGGACACCAGTATACATGGATTGGTTTTGACGAGCTGGGAAACTGGCCTACTCCATATTGCTGGGAGTTTATGAAATCGCGCTTGCGAAGTGTTTACGGAGTGCCGTGTTACATAAGGGGCACTGCAAACCCTGGAGGGGTTGGACACGGTTGGATCAAAGCAAGATTTATTGATAATCACGTACCAAACAAGATTTTTTACATTGAAAAAGAAATCAATGGAAAAAGAATACGTGACACAGCTTGCTTTATTCCTTCTACGCTGGATGATAACCAGATTCTTATGAAGAATGATCCGGATTATGAAACAAGGCTGTTGAGCTTACCAACGCAGCTTGCGCGTGCGCTTAGGTATGGAGACTGGAGTGTTTTTGAGGGGCAAGTTTTGGATAGTTTTAGACCAGATATACATGTATGCAAACCATATTTATTGGAACAAGGAAACTGGTTTAAGTTTTGCGCTATGGACTGGGGATGGTCTAAACCGTATGCTATCGGTTTTTATGCTGTTAATTCACTGGGACTTGTAAGACTTTATCGTTTGCTTTATGGATGCAAGGAAGGTGAATACAACGTAGGTATAAAGAAAAGCGCAGAAACACTTGCAAAAGAAGCCTGGAGTTATGCAGCACTGGATGGAATTAAAGATATGGTTGCGGATCCGGCAATATGGACGGATGAAAAAATAGAGGATAGCAGTAAGTCTATTGAGCAGATGTTTACCGAATCAGGTTTTAATATGATTAAAGCTAATAATGACCGAGTAAACGGACTTATTATTGTAGATCAGACATTCAAACAAAAGGTAGTTATAGGAGAAGAAAACGGACAGCCTAAAGAAGTGCCTATGTTTCAGGTGTTTGATACATGCGTTGATTTTATACGCACTATTCCTTTACTTACACCGGATCCAAACCATCCGGAAGATGTAGATTCAAGACTTGAAGATCATATTTATGATATGCACAGATATGCACTTATGAGTGACTTTGTGAAGCATCCGACAACACATTTACGCAAGATAAACGGCAGCTGGCGGCAGCCAAGACAAACTAAGGAATGGGATCCATTCTAAAAAGTCATATTTTACGTGGGAGGACGTATGAAAGAATTTCATTACTGTATGCAAACTAAGTATTGGGAAGGATATAGTCCTCTTGAAGTAGAAGCTAATTTAATTTTCAGACCTTATTTGTATAACAAAATAAGAATACTAGGAAAGGTTGATATAAAAAAACTTTTAGAACTGCGTTATAAAACTAATGCATGGATAAGAAGTTTAATTTAATGGGAGGTTTTATGGGTTGTTTTACATGTCAATTTAAACATAATTGCGAACATAAAACAAACTTATACTCCATAGATATAGGACATACAGTTGTTGTGTGTAATTGTTGCGGAAGAGTTGTATTTAATAGCAATAAAAAAAAGACTGATGAATATATCGAAAAACATAACGAACAAAGATATATACAACAAGAACTTTTATTTTGTGATTAGGAGGAAGAGATGAACATTAATCACATTGTTTTGGAAGGAAACTTAACGGCGGCAGCTACTCTATCACACTGGACGAATGGAACTGCTTATGCAAGGTTTACCATTGCAAACAACAGAAGCTATAAGGACCAGAACGGTGAATGGCAGGAAATTGTTTCATTTATTGATTGCCAGATCAAAGGCCCTTATGCAGAAGCAAAGATTAAAGACCTTCTTAAAGGCAGACATGCGTCTGTAGAAGGCCGTATAAGACAGAACAGATGGAGTGATGATAAAGGCAATCATTCAGCTGTTTACATAGAAGTTGAAAATATCTCATTTCCTCCAGGCGCATTCACACCAAAAACAGATGCACCGGATGCACAACAGCAGCCGGCAGGACCAGAACCTACAGAAAACTTTGACGACCTGGATGCAGGTATTCCGTTTTAATGGGAGGAAAAAATGACACCAACAGAGTTTGCAGATAAGGTTGCAGCAATGCGCGAAGCACAGAAGAAATATTTTAGAACGCGCTCCACACAATCTTTACAGTTGTCAAAGATATTAGAAAAAGAAGTTGATACGATTTTAGCGAATCGTAAACCAAAACAAAAAGACGAATATAAACAGGAAAGTTTGTTTACGGAGTAATAATGAAAAAGCTAACAGTCCAGCAGTTATGCGACAAATTAACAGAGTTATGCCATGAAGGTTATGCTTAGTATGAAGTGCTGCATATATGCGGGTTAGAAATAAAAAACATAACTGAGTTAGAAGTTATAGGAGAGACAGTGCTTATTAAAAGCAGGGAGGATTAAAACTATGACAGAAATTACAAGAAGTGGAATGTATGAGCAGATGGTTCAGGACATTATCGAAAATGATGAGCTTTTGTATAAGCTTAGAGCTTTAAATGCAAAGGTAGTTTGCGTTGTATCAGACAATGTAAAGGTAGATGAAAGTAAACGCCGTGTTTATGCTGAGATTGAAAAAATACCTGCTAAATATGAATCATTCATTAATGCAGATGCAATGATTATTATTTATACGCCAAACATTGCTTCTTTTGATCCAAAGAAAAAAGAAATTGTACTTTTGCGCGAGTTATTAAAACTTTGCATAGACGAAACAGAAGGCAAAAGAAAAGTATCTATTGGAGATTATGATATTAAAGACTTCCGCTGCATTGTACAGCGTTACGGGGCTAATTGGGATCAGGAAGCTACTTTATTTGATGGAGTTGAAGAATGATTGCAGAAGAAGCTACAAAATGTATTGATCAGGCAGTTTTGCATGAGTTTAGAAAAATTGTAAAGAAATACGGACCTACTTATAACAGCGAGCACGAAGGTTATGCAGTACTGCTGGAAGAAGTAGAAGAAGCCTGCGAAGATGCAGAGTTTATGCAGGATGCATTAAAAAGATTATGGCTGAGTATTCGTCAGAATAATTTTAGCAATTATGAATTGGCACAAGTACATGAGCTTGCTAAAGGCCTTGCAGAAGAAGCCGTGCAGGTTGCAGCTGTATGCGAGCGTTTAGTAGAAACCGTAAAAAAGAATGTGGAATCAAAAGTCCATGTGCCTACTTACAGGGAAGATAAAACTATTTTGTAAGGACCAGCTTATGGCACTTAGTGAATATGACAGAGGCTATGCAGATGGCTAGAGAAATACTGTAAGAAAAATGTCAAAAGCAGCTTTTAGAGTAAATAACGAATTGCGGGATAAAATCTGCAGAATGCAAAATACAATTGATTATCTTAAAAGTTGCGTAAGCTGTGCAGAGTTTAATTGCCAGAAAAAGTGCTGTGATTTACAAAACGGGACCTGTATAAACTTAAATAAATGGAGAATGCCGGAATGAAAAAAGAAGATATTTTTTATTATGCAAAAATGAATGGAATACCGATTTATTTTCAACCAGAAAATAATGAAGTTGTACCACGAAATAGATTTTTTGAATGGCTAATGGATATTCAGGATTCTATCTATAATATTTTTGGAACGCCAGAAAAGTTTAAGATAATAGTTTATAAAAAAACAATTACGAGACAGGAAATAGAGAAATGAATGTAAAGTATTTTATTATGACAATGATAAACTTTATTCTCTTATTCCTGGCACTTGTTATGATTGCAGGCTGCATCCACGATAACAAAGTTTTGCGGGGCTATAACGAACAGGTGCGCCAGAGCGTGCTGGAAATCAGAAAAGAAGCTGATGAAACACAAGCCGAAGTGCGCCAGGTAAAAACTAACAGCGACATTATGATGCGGATAGTTACTGATAAGGTGTTTTTGGAGGAAGAAGAATGAAAGACGAAGAAATGGCAGAAGAATATTTACAGAGCATTGAAGGTGATGATTGTGTAATTATTACAGATAGGGAAGAAAGAAAACAAGCCTTCCTTGCAGGACTTAAAGCAGGCAGATTACAATGGCACACACCAGACGCAAGATTACCCGAAGAAGAAGGTGATTATCTTTTCTGCCTGCGTGACGGAGAAGAAACAACAATGTATGATATTGTGGGAGTAAGCATAGACTTGAACGGTTATGTTTCTCTTGATAGTCATATATGGTCTATTACAGATGTTATCGCTTGGTGTGATTTACCAGAGTTTGAGGATAAATAATGCCTGATTCAAACTTCTTTAAGGAAAAACGTCCGGTTGAATACGGTGAAGAAAGTTTTTACCACTGGGACAAGTACTGCGTAGATTATGACGGGCACTGGGCCGGAGAGGACAGACAGGTATGGACCTATAAAACCTTCTTTACAAACAGCCTTGAAGAAGCAATTAAATGGTGGAAGAAAAGCCCTGCACCAAAAAAGATCCGCGAAAGAATGAGCGACAAGTTTTGGTGCACAATTAATATAGATAAGCTGCTCATACCACAGCAGCGTAATTATGTACAACAACAATTCATGTTTACATGGGATTGATGGAAATATAGTAGGAGAAAGAAGATTATGAAAAACAATTTATCTGATTTAAACAATCACTTATTCAGTATGCTGGAAGAACTTGAGGATGATGAAGTGTTCCAGGATAAAGAAAAAGCAGAGCGTACACTTAAACGCGCAAAAGCTATGACACAGGTAAGCTCCCAGATTTTGAATATTGCGAGAATACAGGTGCAAGCTATAAAGACCGCAGAAAGTTGCGGATTGCTTAACGAAGATATGCCGGCCTTAATTGCGACAAAAGACAGTAAAGCTGGAGCGCTGGAGCAGAAAAAAGAAAAACAGAAACTTCTGGAGGCCGTACGATGAAAAAATATACTCCGGAACAGTGCGAATGGCTGAATAGTTTTATTCCAGGGCACAAAGCCGACGAAATAGTTGAAGCATTCAATAAAAAGTTTGACAGTCCTAAAATCACAAAAGAAAAAGTAAAAAGCTACAAAATAAATCATCATATTAAAAGCGGTACTAAAAAAGGAAGAAAGAACTGGAGTGGTCCTTTATGGTCGAAAGATATGGTAGATTTTGTTATAGCAAATAATAAAGGCAAAACAAATAAAGAAATGGCGGCACTTGTTTCAAATGCTTTTCATAAACAAATAAATGACAAGCAGATAAAAGCAATACGCGGGCGACTTAAAATAGACAGCGGATTAACTGGCAGATTTAAAAAAGGACACATACCGCCAAACAAAGGTCGTAAAGGTTATCATACCCCAGGATCAGAAAAAGGATGGTTTAAGAAAGGTCATACTCCATGGAATCATGCGAATATAGGAGACGAAGCCTGGACTACAGATGGTTATTTAAAGGTAAAAATTGCAGAGCCTAATATATGGGTGTATAAGCATATACTTATATGGGAAAAGTATATGGGAAAAGTACCTGCTGGTTATATGGTAACATTTAAAGATCAAAACCATGCAAATTGTGTTCTAGAAAATCTTACACTTATTACAAAAAGTGAAAATGCAATAATGAATTGTCAGGGATTGCGCAATGAAGATCCGCAGCTCACAGAAACAGGAATCTTATTGGCAAGGTTAAAGAGTAAGGTAAGTAAGAAGGAGAAACAAAAGGAGATTGAATAATGGAACAACAAAAGCTGGAATTGTTTGGAATAAAGCCCCTAGAATATTCCTGCGATGAAGTTGAACATAAAAAGTTCATTGATGCAATAAATAATAATCCTGGGAATTGTAAGAAATGCGGCAGATTATGGCCAAAAAATGTTTTAGAACATTTTAATAATATGTGTAACAGTTGTTATTGGTATACAAGAGATCTGGAGTATTTAAGAAAAATGCATCCGGATTATTTTCAAAAGGCTACACAATAATAAAGTTTGTTTGTATAATACCAGTAATACAGGAGTGATTATGACAAAAGCAGAATGGTTCAGAGAAAAACATCCGGATCCGGAAGAAGATAAAAAGTATATTGCAGTTGCGGACGAGGCCTATGATGCAGGTTATGAAGCATGTAGCCAGATAAAAAAGAATCCGGTTAAGAAATCAAAAGAGGCAGTAGAAAACACATTAAAGATTTATTCTATGATTTTGAATCCGTGCCCTGAATGCAGACGAAAAAACAAATCAACCGAAAACGAAAAGAAAATATGTAAAGAATGCTGTTTTAATTATACCAGCAAGTTTGAAATGTAAGAGAATAATAATGAAAAATATTGAATATAATTTACCAGTAAAAAAAACAAACTTACTGTAGCTTAGAAAAAATATTTAGAGAATAATTTAAAAGAAGCAATAAACATAGGTGATAAATTAGTAGAAATAGCAAAGAAAAACCCTTATGCAACTTTTAACGAGAATATTGCAGAATTGGAAAAGCTAATGTAAAAAAAATATAATAAAAAAAACTTTTTTATTGTTTATGACTTGACAGAAATACATGGTGTATTCTGTAAGCATGGAAACAGAAGAGTTATTTAAAACTTTATATTCACGCTGGGGACAACTTAAAGAAAACAGGCAAAAGTTTGAATCAGACTGGAAAGATGCTCAATCTTACTCTAACAATATTGTGCTTGACTGGGATAAAGTGGGAGAAGTACCTACTCGTCCTAAACGATTTACTTCAAAAGCATACGGTTATAAAAAGACACTGGATGCTGGTATTGTAGGTTATGCAGTAAGTCCAGCCCTCGTATGGTTTAAATTAACCCTTGAAGATCAGGAACAACTTAAAGGTTATAAGGTAAAAGATTGGCTGGAAGATTGCGAGAAAATCATGCTTGCAATGTTTAACCGCACAAACTTTTACAGCGAAATTAATCCGGCCGTAGGTGACTGTACCTGCATAGGACACGGTTCACTTCATATTGATGAAGATATTAAAAACCAGCGCCTGCGTTTTACTTCCTTCCCTCCAAATCAGCTTTATTTTGATATTAATTCTTATGGTGAAGTTGATACTTGTTTTAGATGGTACTCAGACAAGCTGCGTAACATCGTAGACTTTTTTGGAGAAGAAAACGTCCATGAGAACATACAGCGGGATATTAAAGAGCCTACTCACTGGAATGACGACTGCGAAATCCTCATGTGTGTTTATCCTCGCACAGACTATAATCCGGAGTTTAAAAACGCCAAAAACATGCCTTATGCCTGCGTTTATCTGGACTTAAAAAACAGACATGTTTTACTTGAATCAGGTTATAACGAGTTTCCGTTTGCAGTTTTTGAATGGGATAGATACGCTGGTTTTGCATACGGATCAAGTCCTGCTATGGATGCGCTTAACGAAATAAAAGCGCTGAATATCATCAAAAAGACAAGCCTGCAGATTGCTCAAACAAGTGCACAGCCTCCTATGCTTGCAAGTGAAGAAATGCATGATATAAGCATAAGCCCAGGTGCTGTTAATTATTTACCAGCAAAAGACAGCAGACTTGAAGCTTTACGAACAGGTGAAAATTATCCTATAACATTGCAGGAACTTGCAAATTATGACCAGGATGTAAAAGACTGGTTTTATGTTGATTACTTTTTAGCGCTGCAGGAAAAACAAGGCAACATGACAGCAACAGAAGTTATGGAACTGCAAGGTGAAAAAGCTGCTACACTATCCACTTTTATTGTTACACTTAATAAGTTTTTATCAAATATTATTACTCGTTCATTTAATCTTTTATTAAGAGCAAAAAAACTTCCGCCACCACCTCAGAGCCTTATTGAAAACAATGCAACAATTAGAATTGACTTTACAGGTCCACTTGCTCAAAACCAGCAGAAGTATCACCAGATGGGAGGAACACTCCAGGCACTTAATGCTATTGGTCCTATTATGCAGATGTTCCCTAATGCCGGAGACTATATTGACGGTGATGAGCTCATGAAGAGCACTATGGACGGAATGAAAATGCCTCAGAACGTTATACGCGAAGAAGATGATGTTAAGAAGATCCGTGAAGAACGTATTAAGGCAGAACAGCAGGCCCAGGCACAGCAGCAGCAAATGGCTATGGCACAGAGCCTTATACAGAATGCAAATAAACTGGGACAGGCTGCACAAGAAGGTTCAATGATGGACCAGATTAACAAACAGCTTAATGGAGAAACTAATGGCATCTAACAAAGAATACGACAATATTTTTGATTCACTGGAAAGTGATGATGAAAAAGCAAAGAGTATTGAACTTGATAAACAAATAACAGAATGCTTCCGTCGTGTTTTTTCTACATCCGATGGACGTGTTGTGCTTAATCAGATTTTGAAGGATTTATGCTTCTTTAATTACAAAATTACGGGGCCGGAAGAAACTGCATTAAATAATTATGCAAAGTTTATGATTTTTAAACGACTTGGGTGCAATAATGATATGCAGATAAGTAATGCAATTTTTGATTGCAGAAAGGAGAATTGATTATGGAAAAAGATGGATTCTTAAAAAGAATGGAAAGTGAAGGAAAAGAGCTTGAAGAAAGACTTGAAAAAGCTACAGCCTTTTTAAATTGTGCTTACAACAAATCACCAGAAGAAAAAGAAGAGTTTTTTAAGAAAAACGACATTGACGATGGTGATTTAGATTTACTGCAGGCACAGACTACAGCAATGGCAACTTATGCAAACATTTTGCGTATACGCTATAACATAGAACGTGCTAAAAGACAGTTGCCTACAATTGCTCATTTTTAAGGAGATAACTTATGGCAGGACAACCAGCAGAAACCCAGACACCGGCAGCAGATACCGGTGCAAATGACATTAAGGACATTATGAACGGTATGCAGGGAGCTAAACCCACATCAGAACCTGACGGAAACGCTGGGGATAACGGTGCGGGGAATACACAGCCTGCAAACAATGATAACGGAGGCAAGGTACAGCGCCCAGCCTGGATGGAGCAGATTGGCGACATCACAAAGGATGAAGGCGCAGCTGAAAAACTTGCAAAGTTTGCAAAAGTAAGCGACCTTGGAAAAGCATACTTGGAGCTTGAAGGCAAACTGGGGAATAGCATTGTGAAACCTGGGGAGAACGCAAGCGCTGAGGAAATCGAAACCTTCTATAAAAATCTTGGTAAGCCGGAAAGTGCTGACAAGTATTCCATTGAAGGGGACGAAGCTAAAGCATTCCGTGAACTGGCGTTCAAAAATAATCTTACTGACACACAGGCTAAGGTATTATTCCAGAGCTTGAAGGAAGTAAGTCAAAATGCACTTGAACAGCAGAAGGTTGCTTTTGAAACACAAGCGCAGGAAACACAGACAGCACTCCGAAAGGAATATGGCAATGACTATGATACAAAAATAGAAATGCTTAAACGTGGTGTTGCGACTTATGGCGGCCCTAAAATGGCTGCAAAGTTGCAGGCATCCGGACTTTTGGCAGATTATGAGATCGTAAAGATGTTCATTAATCTTGGTGAAATGAGCGCTGAGGCAGGATCACCAGGTAATACCAATGGTAAGACTGATGATTATAAATCTATTGGAGAAGGCGGAACCTTCTCATTCTTTAAGAAATAGGAGTATTCTATATGGCTGTTCTATCTTTGACAGACCAGCTCACTTCTCTTGAAGTGGCAAAACGACTTAACGGTCCTAACCGTGATAGTCGTATGATCATTGAAGAACTCGCAAGACTTGACGAGCTTCTTTTGGATGCACCTTTGATTGAAGCAAACAAAGGTACAATTCATTCAACTGTTGTAAGAACTGCGCTTCCTCATGGTGAGCACAGAGGTTACAACGAAGGTGTTGGTAAATCTTCTAGTCAGACAAAGACTATTGAAGATGTAATCTCTAACATCGAAATCTTCTCAGAAGTTGATGCACAGCTTATTGATGAAGCAGGCTTTGATGATGCAGATCATAAGGCAGAACTTCTCATGAGCGAGCAGTCAGCCTTCCTTGAAGGATTGTCTCAGGATATGACTGACGACATTATGTACGGAAATCACGATGCAGATCCTCACTACACTAACGGTTTTGCTCACCGTTATAACAAGATTGATGGTGAGACTGTTATTGATATGGGTGGTACTGGTAACGCACTCACTTCTGTTTATCTTATTAAATGGAACCGTGATAAGGCTCACCTCATTTATCCAAAAGGACACAAAACTTTTGGTGTTGAAGTTGAAAACCTTGGACGTATGCTTATTAAGGATGCAAACGGTAAAGAGTTTATGGGTTACAAAACTCACTATCGTATTGCCCGCGGTCTTGCAGTACGTCACTCAAAATCTGTTATCCGTCTTGCAAACATTGATAAAACTGCAAGTAACATCGGTGAAAAGATTGCAGAGTATGTTGCTAAAAACCTCGACAATCTTGCACTTGGTGGCGGTACAATTACAATCGCTTGTAATCCGGTTATTAAAGGTATTCTTAACTGGACTGCTAACCAGAAGTCTAACGTTATCTATCCTGCAAAGGATCCTTGGGGTAACGATGTACTCCAGATTGGCGAAGGCCGCATCCGCAAATGCCCTTCTATCCTGATGACTGAATCACAGATAAGCTAAAAAAACGCCCTGCGTATACGGGGCTTAACTATTAAAGGAGATGCTATATGCAGAAATCAAGATTTGACGCTGCCCTTAACTTTGGTGCGGTTACTCTTGGCAGCGCCGGTACAACAGCCTGCGCAGACGTGCTTAAGATTGATAAGGCAGATCCATCTTACAGAGCAGTAAACTTTATTGTAGAAACTGCTGCTGTAGGTGGAACTTCCGTGCAGCTTTTGGTACAGGGAAGCAATGATAACTCAACTTATGTAACAGTTGCAGAATCACCTGTTATCCTTGAAGCTAAATTGGTGAAGGATGCTAACTTTGATGTTCACATCCCTCAGAACTGGAATTACAAGTATATGCGTGCAGCCGTTACAGGCGTTGGTACTCATACAGCAGGTAAGATTTCTGCCTGCGTGGATGTTTATCCAGGAGTGTAACGTATGGCTGAAACTAATATGCTTGACCAGAACGGTGCTGGAGAAAAAACTGGAAAAGAGGAAAAGACTGTTAAGTACAGAGTAAAAAACACTTGCTACTGGAATGACAGACTTTACTATGCAGACAGCGTAGTAGAGCTTCCTGAATCGGCTAAGCCACCTGTAGGTGAAAACGGCCACTTTGTAAAGCTTTAGCTTTTACATTAACAAAAGGCACGGTGCCATTAAGTGCCGTGCCTTATTTTTTAATTAAGGTTTGGTAAGGTTATGAATATAGACAGAAGTTTAGTTGCACGTGCTTTTGTAAAGGCCGGCGAAGAGCCTATTACAGATGCGGAATGGGAAGAAGGTACATCCAGCCGCGTGCGTATTTCACAGGAGTTTTATCTTGCGACGATTTTAGATGCACTATCCTCTTATAACTGGACCAGCCAGAAGAAACGCGCAAGACTTACTGCGCTTCCTAACATTGAATATGAGCAGGTTGAATATCCAGAAGCAGCCGATATTAATCAGTATTATGAATATGTTTATGACCAGTATCACAGCAAATGGTATTACAAAAAAGCAGAGACTTACGAACAAGGAACAACATACTATATCAGAATTGAAAACAATATGACCGGTTTTTGTTATATGTTTTTACTTCCTGCGGACTGTCAGAAGGTTGTCGCAATAAATGACGGAGACCCATATATCGTTGAAGGTGGCTATATTTTCTGTGATATAGAAAATCCGGTTTTGCTTTATATCCGTAATTATTTTACGGGAAAATATGTTTATGAAGAAGTTGAAAATCCAGATCCCGATGATATAGATAAATATTACAAAAAAGACGAAAACGGAGATTATGTTAAGGCAGAATCCTATGTTATGGGAACTACCTACTACATACGTGTCGAAGAAGATTATAACTTTTACAGCCAGCCTTCTTTTGATCCTGAATTATCCTCTTACATCGAATGTAAACTAGCTGCTTCAATCGCATTAAAGCTCACAGGCGGTACAGATAAATACCAGATGCTTTACAATGAAGCACGCCTTATTGCAGACGGTGCAATGAAGCGAAGTGCAGAACAGGCAAAGAACAAAACAAAAGGAAATCCCTGGTGGACGGACCAGCTTGGATTAACTAACGGAGGCAATGTATGCTTATAACAAACTTTGCATCCGGTGAGCTGAGCCCGAAGTTAAACGGCCGCGTAGATATACAGCAGTATTACCAGGGAGCAAACAGAATAGAAAACTTTGAAATAACACCAACTGGCGGAATACACCGTAGAGTTGGAACACAAAGAGTGGGCCAGCTTGGAGGTAATAACCGCCTTATTCCGTTTATTGTGGATAAAAACACAATTTATGTTTTGGAGCTGGGCCTTAATCCGGACTATAATCCGCAGACACCAGGATCTAAACACGGAATAATCAGAATATGGAAAAACACCTTGAATGTTGGTTATGAAGTTGTGGGAACACTTTACACCGATTATACAAACTTATCTGAAATACGCGAAGTACAGTATGCGCAGAACTATGACACAATGATTTTTGTGCATCAAAATTATAAACCGTTTGAAATCAAATTATCCGGCAGCACGTTTACTGCAAGCGATATGGCGTTTGATTTTATTCCGGATGTAGAGCTTGATGACGACTATGACTATGTAATGATAGTTGCAGGCAGCGTATTTCCAACAAAAGACGGACAGAGCTTTACTTACAAGCGTCTTATAAATGGAGTACCGACAGACTATACACAGACTTTCAGCGAAGATATTACAGACTTTTACTGCATTGTAAACGGCAAACTTTATAAATGGAACGTGAGCCAGTGGGAAGTTTACGGAGAAGATCCTGATATAGATGACGAACTTTTTACAGATCCAGATGGTACAAAATATCCTGGATGCGTTGCATTTTTCAATAACAGATTATTTTTTGCATCTACAAAACACAAGCCACAAATGGTTTGGGGAAGCGCTGCTCCGGACAATTACGGTACACGCTATTATGATTTTTGTACTTACAAAAAGTATGTTACAGTAAACCGCGTTGTAAAGGATGCGGATCTGCATATATTTACCTGCGATATTGCGCAGAGCGATATAGATACGACTAACCACCGCACAACACTTACAAACGTAACACAGGACTTTACACAAAGCGAAGTGCTTAAAGAAGCAATTACAAAGTATTTTGTATCAAGTGGACTTGTGCCGGTTGGTACAAAAGTTGTGAGTGCAACAAGCACTACTCTTGTTATAGACACCGACAAGATTAATGTTGCATATACCGAAGAGCACACAGTTGAAACAAATGTAGTTATGTCTATTCAGTTATGGAGAACTGTAGACACAGCAAGTGCTGAGGACTACGAATATATGGTAGTTGCAAACAATATCACTACTGCAGACTGCGCACTCTTTTTTGAACTTGCGAGCGACCAGAATGATGCTATTAAGTTTTTATCATCTAACCGCTTCCTTGCAGTTGGAACAGAAAGCAGTATATGGAGTATAGACCCTGGAATAAGCGCTTTAAACATTAATGCCATAATGCAGGGCCGGTATGGAAGTGATGACATTCAGGGCCAGGCTGTAGAAACAGCCACCGTATATTTTGCACAGGGGAAGCTTGGCATCCGTGAGTTTTACTGGGATGGAAACAGTAACGCATTCAGGACTAACAATATTGCCCTGCTTGCAGAACACATTATGCGCGAGGCCACCGTTGATGATTTTGATTATATGACTAATCCTTATTCACGCCTTATTATTGTGCGAAGTGACGGAAGTGTTGCTACACTGCTTTATGACAAAACAAACGGTATTATGGCATGGAATCATATAATTATGGAGCATTGCCAGATAAAAAGCTGCGCAGTTACAAGAGGTAATGATGCAAGCGATTTAGTATTTTTTACTGTAAAAGACGGTAATAACTATTATCTTGAAGTGCTGGATATGTATAACAGCATTTATCTTGACAGCTGTCAGCAATGGACACCGGATGCAACAGCAGTTACAGCTCAATATAACACCGGTGCTGTTATTTATAATGCAGATACCGACGTTATTGTGGATTATGACAATGTGCCGGATGACTTTTATCACGAAGGAGACTGGTGCTGGATTGGTTACAAGGTAAAGAGTTATATAAGGAGTATGCCTATTGTGGGCCGTGACCCTAGTAAGCCGGTGCGCATTGCAAAGCTGCAGGTGCGCTTCCATGAATCGTATAAGCCTGTGGTTAAGGTTACGGGGCTACCGGAAGAGCATTTTAATACAATACGCGACGCAGACCTTCCTTATTCCGGAGTTGCTTATATAAACTATCCTGGCCAGACAGACCATGATGTATGTTTTGAAATAGAAACAGACGGAATGGAACCGGTAAATATTCTTAGTGTGGATGCACAGACTGCGTAGGAGGATATATGGAGTTTTTAGTTGCAGGTATTACAGCTTTACTTGGAGGTGCTGCAAATGCCGTAGATACAATACTTGGAATAAATAAAGCTAAGGATGATGCAGAGGACCAGCTTGATTATATTGACAGCATGTATAAACTGCAGAAAGACAAAGCAGAAAAAGACTATAACGAAGCAAAAGCACAGGCTGAGAAAAATGCAAAACTTGCAAACCAGCAGGCAGACCTTACGGACCTTGGACAGGATATAGCAGAGCGTTCAGTTTCAAATGACTTCAACACAGCAATTGATAATCTTTATTTATCTGGAGCACAGGATGCATGGCAATGGAACAATGCGGCTATGCAGGCCGGAAGCTCAGAAGGTGCAGCACTTGCGGGGCTGGCAGGAAGCGGAGTTAGAGCCGGAAGCAGTTTAAGTGATGCTGTTCTTATGGAAAGCGCAACAAATGAAGCACAGTTGCAGTTTGCACAGGACACAAAACGAAGAAGCGACAACAATAATCTTGCATCCGTATTAAACGGACTTGCAGGTACTCAATACAACATTATGGGAGAACGAATAGGCGCAGATGTAACAAGACAGAATGCGCTTGATCTTGTTAATTCTTATCTTGAAGGCGGATATAACTATAATATTTACGATAATCAAAAGCAGCAGATGGAAACAGCCTGGAAATATAATCGCGGACAAGTTAAGAAACAGATTAAAGAAAACAGCTGGGATAGCTGGGAAGCCTGGGCTAAACTTGGTACTGGAATACTTACTGGTGCAGCATCCGGCTATCAGACAGGTGCTAACTTGTACAACATGGCCTATGAAGCTGCGGACTATGAGACAGGTATTCCTTCTTTATTTAAGAAAAAAGAGAAAAAGACGACAACAACAAGTACAAAAACATACGACTGGAGTAAGTTTAATAACGGCTACGGTGGTGCATACGGTGGATTTTTTCAATAAGGAGTAAATGATGGGAGAAATTGCAAACTTTACAAACGCACTTTTTGGAGCTGTAAATACAGCTGTAAAGGTGGATAATGATATACTCTCAAAAGAAGCAAAACTGTCTACTCAGAACAAGCAGATACAGCTGCAGGAAGATATTAGAAATAAACTTATGGACCTGCGCACACGTGCTGATTATACAAACTGGAATCAAGAAATGACAGGATTTTTTGAACAGATAAAATCCGGAATGTCAGATCCTAACAGCAAGTACTACTGCAAAAACAATATGCAGGGAGATATGTTTAACTCCATTCTGGAGCAGAACAGACTTGGTGTAACAGAAAAAGTTGGCCAGATGGTACAACAGCGCGAAATGGAAAAAGATATTGTAGATGTTCAGAACTCCAAAACTTTATTGTCTCAAACTTATTCCGGCCAGCAGTACATTGATATGGCAAACGAGCTTGATCGTGGACTTTATGAAACCGGCAGAATAACACGGCAGCAGTACGACCAGCAGAGGGACTTAAACTTTAAACACGGCTATGAAACTATGTATCTTAATACATTCAATGCTTCTTTAGATCAGGCACTTGCAGCCGGAAAGAGTTTTGAACAATTTTTTACAGACATTGAAAACTCAATGCCGGAAATGAAAGCAACAGATGTAAACGGACTTGAAAAAGCTTTTGATAAAACAGGCCTTAATGCTGCAATTAAGAAAACTTGCCAGCAGAATTATTATGCTAAACTGCAGGATATTCAGCAGGGAAATGCTAACAGCTTGTCAGAAATAGAACAGCGTATGCGACAGCAGAATACTGCAGAAGGAAAAGTAAATATTGCAAGACGCGGACAAATGGCTATGAATAATATGATGGGTCTTAAATTAAGTGAAGCAGACCGCCATAAGTATGCAGTTATTTTTGAACTTGCAATAGATGGAGCAACAAAAGGAAGTGGTAAAGGTTCAGGAAGTGGAAACGGACTAAAGAAAAGTGATTTTGATAAGTTTGAGGACCTTGTTAAAGCAGAAGGCGACACTGCAATTCAGATATTGATTGATTATCCGGAATTAACCGGTTATGAAGCTGCAAAGCTTGTAAGTGATAATGCTGTAAATGAATGGTTTACAAGCGATTATCAGGAAAACTTTGATAAGGATGCAGACGAAAGAGAAAAAACCTTTGAGACGGTTTATAAAGGTGTTACTTCTCAGGAATCGGTTACAGATGCACTTGTAAAAAGAATGGTTGCAAAATATCCGGAAGTACAAGCTCTTGTAGGAGCTGATGGAAAGTTTACAAAACTCATTGAGGATATGAAAAAGAATCCGGATAATTATGGAAAAGCCTCAGCAAGTGATTTATCACGCTTTATGTTAGACACAATATTGGAAAGCAACTCTACAACAACAGGCGAAGAAATTATGGAAAAGTTTAATAAGTGGATAAATAACTGTTATGTAGAAAGCGTTGATTACATGGAGTTTAAGAAGAAAGACGACATTAAGAGCGGACTTAAGAAAACTTATAACGCCAGCAAAGCAAAGGATATTGCAGAAGCTGCAAACTTTGTACATGGTGCAGATTATGTTTATACCTACAATGGCGAAGAAATATGGGCTCCAGGAAAGAAAGAAGCCCTTGAAGCAGAAGGCGGAATTGTACATGTACTTAAGAATGCAGTTGCGGGAACACTTGGAGCAGATGCCGGTGATGTAAACTTCTATTACAAGCGCTCAAAAGACGACATTGAAAGTGTACCTATTTTCACTTATGGTGGAAGTGCTTACGAAGTAAATGCAACAGCAGACGGAAAAGGATTTACATTGACAGATGTAAATACCGGCGAAGTTATAGACGGAGTTATTCCGGATAAGGAAGGTGCAAGAAAAGAAGCGCTTAAAACAGCACAGGAAAAAGAAAAGGCCGCATCACAAAACACTGCATCAATTACAAGAGACAGAAAGGAAAAGACAGAACAGGCTATCAAAGATGCAAATGAAATACCAAAGGCTGTACTTGGTGCAAAGAAAATTGACAGTGAACATACCGGCGAATGGACGCAGGGAACTACAGAAATGCGTCGAGAATATCTTAATCAGGCAATTCTTAAAATTGATTCAGACGCAAAGAATATTGAAAAGCAGAAAGATACTAAAAAGAAAACTAAACTGCGCGAAGAGTTTGAAAATACTTATGGTATTAAATATGTGGACTGGATCCTCAAAGAAAATGAGGACTACCGCTACGACTTAATTTTGAACAGTAAATAGTTTTAATTGTTTATAACAAAACAGCCCAACACAATATAAAATCTGATATAAGGAGTTTTTACTTATGTCAGATTTTTTTATTCCTATACAGAACAATGACGACTACTGGACTAAAAAGCAGAAGGAAATACAGACTACTCTACCACAACAGAATACTCAAAATGACTACTGGGGACAGCGCTCACAAGCTTTACAGCAGCAGAAAGAAGAAAGACTTGCAAATTATAACCGCTACGGTGTAGACGTACCAGACGAATATTACGAACAATTTAATAAAATTATCTCACAGGTTGAAGATCCGGCCCAGGCGCAGGAAGAAGCCTACAGAATAGGAAGCGCCATTAAATATTCTCAGATGTATGGAATGCCTATTGAAGAAGCCTACACAAAGGTAGACGCATTAAACGAGGCGCAGTTTCCGGACTTGCAGGACCAGAAAGGACGTTTTGAAGCCATCTGCGATATGTTCACACTTGGAAACAATAACGTAAAACTTGGTATGCTGGGCCAGAAACTTATGACAGCTACAGGCACAAACGATACCGAAATGGTCCAGAGCCTTATGGTGCAGATAGATGCTTTACAGCAGGAAAATGTTTTACTGCAGGATAAAACACCGCGCAAATGGGTTATGCAGGCGCTTGAAGCCGGAGCACAGAGCTTGCCGTTTACGAGTTATGTTGCAGGAGCCGGTGTTTTTGGAAACTTTATTGCGCCTGGTGTAGGTACTGGTGCTGCTTTTGCAACATCATCATATTTAGCCGCCGGACAAGAATATCTTGATATGAGAGCAAACGGTGCAAGCCATGAAACAGCTGCTATTGTTTCCACAGTTTCAGGTTTAATACAGGGTCTTATTGAAGCAGATCTTGGTATTACAAATGGAATCGTAAAAGGGACTGCTAAGACAATGGGAAAAGAAGCTGCAGAACGTGCTGCAAAAAAGAGCCTTGAAGATATTGGTACTAAGATTGCAAAGCGCTTCCATTTTGGACCAGGTAAAAAACTGCTTGTAAACTATCTCAAAGAATACGGAAAGAACGTACTTGGCGAAGGTACGGAAGAGTTTTTGCAGGAAATTACAAGCATTATAGGACAGGAAGTTGCAGCCAGTCTTGATGGTTACGATATTCCGGAAGATGATTTTAACCATATTGTAAAGCAGACTACCGAAGCATTTAAAGGTGGTGTACTTGGTGCAATATCTATGGGATTTATTCCTGCTGGTATAAACGGTGCTGCAGATATTAAAAGCTTTAAGCAGATTAAAGACATTGCAGAAGAATATGAATCAGGCGAAATGTTTAAGGAAGCTGTAAAAGAGAATCCGGTTTTTGAAGGCATGAGCGATGAACAGAAAGCCGATGTATTACAGGAAGTATGGGAAAAAGCACAGCAGCGCAAAGAGGCAGATGTAGAGCTTGAAGCACGCCAGATTGCAGAAACACGCGACGCAGCAGAAGGTGCCGAAGAACGCAAAGTTACTGTAGATGAAAACGGAAACGAAGTTGAGGAAGAAACTGCAGAAGCTGTTGCACGTGATGAAAACGGTAGACTTTACACAAATGATGACGGTAACACCTTCTTAGTTGGAGACGCTACAAAGGATGACGCTAACCGCTATGGTTATATCAAATATTCTACAGACGAAAACGGCGACATAACTATTGATACATTCAAAATGACAGAAGGCCGTGAAGGACTGCGCGAAGAATTGTTTGACGAGTTTGCACGCGAGCATCCGGATGTAAATATAAACTGGAATGCTGTAGGAAGCGAAGCACAGGCAATGCGCCAGAGCCTTATAGACGCTAACCCTTCCGGAGCAAAAAATGGACTTAATTACTACTCTTCTCAGGACCTTGACCAGGTTGCGGCACGAAAGAAAGTTGCTGCAGAAGTGCGCAAGAATATTCACAATGTAACAAAGAATGCCGACGGAACTTATACACGCACAGACTTGAACAACAAGCAGGTTGCGGCCGCAGTTACTCTTATTGAATCTGCTGCAAAGCGCATGGATATGAGCTTATCTGATTATGTAAGCAAGACTTTTGGAAATCAGATTTTTGGAAGCCGTGAAGAGTTTGCACAAAGCGCACTTGCACAGGGAGAACAGATAAACGACAAAGCTGGCGGAATGAACCAGGGAGTTGCACAGGCTAACTGGAAACAGGTGGGACAGCAGATTAAAGCTGTTATTTATGCCGGAGAAAATGCGGACTTTTCTACCTGGGCCCATGAAATGGCGCATGTATTCCAGAACCAGCTTGACGGAGACCTTAAGACAGATGCAGAGACTGCTTTTAATGTTGTAAACGGCGACTGGATTAATTCTAAATATACATTCAAAGACGGACGCACAATGTCATCTGCAGAAGCTTTTGCTTATGGATTCCAGGACTGGCTGGAAACAGGACACGCCGAAAGCCAGCAGATGCAAAACATATTCCAGAAGTTTGCACAGTTTATTGCAGATTGTTACAACAAATTGCGCCAGCACTTAAACTTTACTCCGGAAATCGAAAGTGTATTTAACCGCCTGCTTGACGGTGACGACACAATTATGAGTAAGGCCCTTAAAGCCGCTCAGGAAGAAGAAAACGAATACAGAGCCAGCTTAAAGCGTAAGGCCGAAGAAGCCGAAAACACAAAGAAGGCAGAGGCAGAAGAAGCCCAGAAGCAGGCAGAACTTGAAAAAGAAGAAGCCGGCGAATACACAGACTATGAGCAGGAAACTACACAGCAGAGCGCCGAAGAAATAGAAGCACAGTTGGAGGAAGGCAATGAAAAAGAGACTGGTAACGCTATTGATGATGCGCTTGAAAATCTTAATATTAGTGATGAACAGAAGGCTCAAACAGCAGAAGTATTAAAAGACGAAACTTCCACAATTGCGGAAAAAGCGGATGCTATTGTAGATGCAGCCGGAGACCAGTTTGATTTATTCCAGAGACAGGAAGGCCTACTCTACCAGCTTGCAGGCGAGCCATCTATAAGACGAATGGCAGAGAGCGAAGAAAAGCGCCGAATTCTTGCGGACCTGGATGCTGCAAATGAACTTGAAAAGACAAAGTACAAAGATTATTCTGCAGAAGGCAAAGCTTTACGCATCCGCATGGCTACCGGCTGGGAACGAGACGCAAACGGACAATGGAAATATGAACTTGACGACAGTATTAACCGCATTAAGACAGAAGTGTTTAAGAAAAATCCGGAATTATTAACAGAGCAATCTGCATCTACACTTCTTAATCTTGGTGACATATACGACGCACCGGAACTTTATAAGGTATTCCCTTATATGAAAGCCGTGCGAGTAAGCTTTTATTCAGATCCTAACGCATTCCGTGCAGTTTTAACTCCGGAAGGTATTAAAGTAAATGTGCGCTATCTTGAAGGTGTAAACGGTGAGAAAGGCCTTAAAGGTGTACTTGCACACGAAATTCAGCACGTAATACAGGCTATGGAATATGCCGAAAGTACAGGCCTGCAGGGAGCCGACATTGAACAGCTTTACAATGACATGATAGACGCAATGCAGGCCGCCGGCGATAAAAAGTATGACTACGACACCACTTCATTGCAGGAAGGCCTTGATGCTTATATGAAAGATGCCGGCGAAATCGAAGCCCGTAATGTTGCCCGCCGTATTCTTATGAATCCGGATAAGCGCCGTATGACTACACTTGCAAGCACTGAGGATGTACAGAGACAGCAGTTGTTATTCCAGATTGCCGGAGAAATCGGCGCACAGAATCTTGATGATGCAGAAACTCAGGAAGGCGTAAGCCGTATGCAGAATCTTGCCATCGCAAAAGACATGGAAGCAGATGGAAAAGATGCAAAAGAAATAAGACTTGCAACAGGCTGGGAAAAAGGTGACGATGGTTACTGGCGTTATGAGTTAGATGATAGTAATGTAAGTATTGATTTATATGGTGGTATGAAAGCATGGGAACGCTTCCATCCGGAATACCGAGAACTGAGTAACAAATTGTATAATGGCGAACAGCTTACAGAGGAAGAACAAGGTAGACTTCAAGAATTATCAGAAGTTTATTACTTGAAGCAGGAAAAACGAGCTGAGGAAAAACATTTTACTCTTGAAGATGTTATAGACTTCCCAGAATTGTTTAGAGCATATCCTGCTTTACAAGGTATAGATGTTTATATTGAACCGAGTATGGGTGATGGAACTCTTGGAGAATATGATCCAATTGCAGATACTATTACAATATTCAAAAATCCTGGAGAAAAAAGTTTAATTGAATGGGAGAAACAGACAAAATCTGTTTTACTTCACGAAATACAACATGCTATCCAATATATTGAAGGTTTTGCAAAAGGCGGAAGCCCTGAGCAGTTTGAGAAACAGATAATAACAGCAAGTCCTCTTATCTCAAAACAAAAAGAATTATCTCACAAATTAAATGTTTTTTATGATGATGTATCTAAAAACGAGAAAAAAGAAATCTATGATCTGGCAAAAACTTTGGAAATTGATGAATGGTGGAATAAAAAACTTGAAGTTATGGCCAAATATCATGGTGATGAAGTTTATAAATTAAATGACCAGATACAAGAACTCCAGGATCAAATAGATGAAATAAGAGAAAATGCTTTAGAAGGACAGGTAAAAGTTGATAACAATATATACAATGATACTTTTGAAGCATATAAAAGTTTAGGTGGTGAAGTAGAAAGCCGAAATGTTCAGACGCGACAAACTCTTACACAAGATCAAAGAATTGAAACTTTGATTAGAGAAACAGAAGATGTTGCGCCGGAAGATAAAATACTTTTATTCCAGACAGTATACCACGGTTCCGGGGCTAACTTTGACAAGTTTGATACAGAGCAGTATGGAATGTCAGGCGAAGGTGCTATGACTTTTGGTTATGGTACATACGTAACAGATGATGAAGAAATTGCCAGAGACTATGCAAGACGTCAGGCAATCGAAAAATATCCGGAGACAAATAGTGATTTACAGGCTATTGCTAATTATATGGCAGGCCACAATATTTCCTTTGAAGAAGCAAAGAAAATTGTAGTGGACCAGAGCCTACGTTTTGCTGAGCCAAATGAACGATACAAAATAAATAAAACTTTTGAAAATTATAAAGAATCAGATTTACAAAGTGTTGGTAAACGTAATCTTTACACCGTAGAAATCCCAGATGATGGCTATTTACAATGGGATGAAACAATACCAAAAGATACCCGTAGAAAAATAGTAGACGGACTTTATAATAAACTTATTCAGGAAGATTATAAAGGCGCAGAAAAAGAGCTCAAACAGGAATTAACACCTATTGTCGAAACACCATTAAACGGTAAAGAAGTCTATGACAATATATGGACCTACCTGGGAAGTGATAAAGAAGCATCACAATTCTTACATTCTATTGGTTATGCAGGAATTATATATCCAGCCGGAACAAATTACACAGCTAAAAATCCGGATGCGGTAAACTACGTAATCTTCAACGACGACGACGCAAAAATCATTGACCACTTGTTATTCCAGACAAACGCAGAACTCATGCAGGAGGCACAGAACTTTGACAGCTGGCAGGAGTTTATGGACTATTGCGAAACCTTCCATGTGGGAATTGATGAAGTCTCACCTATTCCTTCCGAGGCAGATGCACAATGGTACCAGAGCTTCTGGGAGACTAGTCACGGACTGCAGACGGAACAGGAAAAGAATGAGCAGGCTGTACAGGAAAAGAATGCAAAAGACACAACAACTGCAAAAGCAATGGATGCGCTTTTTGTAACATATATCAGGCAGAATCCGGAAATGCTGGATGACTTCCTTCACGAAGCTGCACGTATTGACGCTATAGACTTAGACAGTGACGAATGGCGCAATGTGGAAGATGATATGGATGCGGCCCAGCGCGACAGAATTGACCAGCTTAAAGATGCTATTGCTATTACAATGAGCGACTATAACTGGCAATCGGCAATGAGACGTGTACAAGGTGGTGGTGAAATCTCAGAAGGAATGCGCAAGCGCCTTATGGGTGAAATGACCGACACTATGAAGTCCAGAGACTTCCGTGCACTTTATGCAGAAGTTATGGAAGATCCGCAGTATGCCGTAGACGAAGAAGATACGACAAGCGCAATGCTCAATAAAAAACTGCAGAAGTACCAGAAGCGCTATTACGACATTGTAAAGCCAGGCGAGGATATTTCCAAAATGAGCCCAGAAAAGCGTAAGCGTATTGCAGAACAGATGGCTAATCGTGATATTGCAAACAAGATAAGTAACGGAAGTCTTAAACTTAATGATGATCTTGATTCATATATTAAGAGCCTTAATGCACAGATAAAAGAAAAGCAGAAGCAATATGACGAGCTGGATCGAGATACAAAGGCGGACTATCAAAGAGAATCAGACTGGCAGACAAGACAGTTATTGAAATTGCATGACGAACTTTTAATGGCAAAATCAAAGGTTACTCAGAAAAATAGTGATATTGCAAGAAAGATTAACAAGGGCCTTAAACTAACAGAAAAGTACAGACGAGAAAGTCAGAACTTGACTGCAAATTATGACATGATCTTCCGTAAGTTTAATGACTTGAAAAACGGTATACAGATAACTGCAGAGGTACAGTCAGCACTAGACCGCCAGGAGCAGGTTGCAAATGTACGTGAGGACTTGAACGCAAAGCAGAAAGAAAAGAACTATACTGCAGAAGTAAAGAAGATGCGTATTAATCTTATAAAAGGAGTTTTGCGACGTGTACCATTTAAGCGTATAGATTTTGATTCTGCAAAAACAATTATAGCAATTCAAAGAATGATAGAGCCTAACCTTATGGGAGGCGTAAACCGTTTTATTGGAATTGACAGTCCATTTTTGCGGGGCGTTATATCTCAGGTTGTTACAGACAGCGAGTATAAAGAAAAGCTGTTGAACTATCTCAACAAGAACAGCCGAGCAAGTGAAGCGTTTGTGAACTTCAAAAAGAAGCTCACGGAAATGAAATCAATTAAAGATTTTGACAGCTGGACCGCAAAGGAAAGAAAGGCCGCCATTAAATACCTTCCAAAAGAAAACTGGATCCGCGACTTGAATCTCAAAGAACTTGCAAAGGAGCGCGAGGAAAGTATTGATCTTGATATTGATACAGAAGAATACTCACGTCCGGTATATGACGAAAACGGAAAGCCAAAGACTTACAAAGATGCAGACGGTATAGAGCACAATGTTACAGAGACCGCATTCCGCCTGCGCTATAGTGACGAGCTGGGACAATTGGTAAAGGATGCTGTAGGGGCTGACATGTTTGACCGCATTGTAAACAGACCGTTTAGTGAATGGACCACAGAAGAGCTTGAACAGCTTGCACAACGCATTGACGAGCTTTACACCGAAGGCCGCGACCTGCTTGCAGCAAAGAACGAAGCCCGTAAGCGTGAGGCAGAAGCCATCCGTAAGCGCGTTGAAGATGCTATTAAAGACACAGGTATTGTTATAAACGATGACGACACTCCGGAAGAAAAAGAGCGCAAGCAGAAAGAAATAAACAAGATTTTAAACTTGAACTCAGGACTTAAAGGAACAGAAGCCGGAAAAGATAAAGGCATAAAGGCAAAGCTTGACCGACTTATTCACGGATATTCAGACATGAACATGCTGCGTTTTGCACGTATGCTTGATAATCAGAGCGACGGTGAAAACGTTTATATGCTGTATCGTCGTGAAGATGAATGCTACAACAACAAGACAAGAAGCATCAATAACCGTGCAAGAGCCATCAATGAGATTATGAAGGCCAACAAAATTACAGAAGGCGACCTGGCAAGAAGTATTCCGGTTCCTTCCGTAAATACAGAGTTTACTGTTGATGAACTTCTTTACTTCTTAGCTGCAGATAAAGACTATGCAGAGGATGAAGTAAAGCTTGCCAAAGGACTTTTTGGAATTGATGCTAACGACGACTGGGCCGCTACCAGCCGTAATGCTGTAATGTTTGGTAACATGATGAGCGACACTGCAAGCCAGGAACAAAAAGAAGCCTGGGCTGAGCTTGATAAACAGATGAAAGACGCTATTGAAAACGACACCTTGACTACTGAGCAGAAACAGTTACTTGCAACAGGACAGCTTGATAAGACACCAGGAACAAGCGCATACATTGCTTATTGTCATGCAAAATGGGAAGCAGTACTTGCAGCCGCAAACAGCTTCCTTGAAGAAAATCCTCAGTACGTTGCACTCATGGAAGCCATTGAAGCAGATTATGCAAGCCAGTATGAGCGCATGAACGAAGTATCTATCAATGAGTTTAATATGCCAGTACACCGTGTAAGAGCTTATGTACCTCTTGTTAGACGCGAAAGCAATGGTGACACAAATGTAAATCAGGTAAAAGAAGATTTACTTGGTGCTTATGGAGCCGACGCCGGCAAGCAATGGGTTAATAAAGGAATGACACAGCGCCGTGTACAAATGAATCCACTGCATCAAAAACCGGTACAGACTGGACTTTTTGCTACCTGGGGAAGCAGTGTAGACCGCACAGAGCATTTTATTGCTTATGCGCCATACGTGCGCCAGCTTAATGCAATTTACAAGAGCCGCGACGCTTCTTATACAAGACGCTTTATTGAATCACGCTATGGCAAAGGCGCCGTGCAGTATCTTGATAACTACATAAATGAAGTTGCAAATCCGAATGCGGGAAAGGTGCGCGAAGCCGGAGCCGAATGGCTGCACACCTTCCGCGGAAGAACAGCTCCGGCCTATCTTGGATGGAAGTTTAGTGCAATTATCAAACAGGGATTAACCTCACCATGGCCATATATGCAGTTTGTAAATCCTGCGGAATATGCAAGTGCTGCGCTTGAATGTACACGCAAGGGAACCTATGATGCTATCCGTGAAAAATCGGTATTTATGAATAACCGTGTAATGGATCCTATGAACGAGCTTATTGAAGAAATGGCCGACGAAGGTAAGACTAAGTTTGACCGCGCACTTGGTAAGTTTGGAAAGAAAGGTATGGCAGGCCTTGAATGGATAGACTGGGTATGTGTTGCACCTGGCTGGCTGGCATGTTACAAGAAAGAATATGCAAGACTGCAGAGAGCAAGTGAAGCACGCTATGAAACAAAGATGGAAGAACTGCGCGAGCGCAATATGTATGCAGATATTGCAACAAGCCAGTATATGACACCGGACCAGATGGAAGCTCAGGCACGCAAAGAAATCATGGAAGATATAGAAGTTGAAGCCGTGCGCTATGCAGACGACTGCACAAGACAGTGCCAGCCATCCAGCCGCGCCGCAGATCTTGCACCGTTATTCAAAAACAGCTCAGAAGCCATGAAAGCATTTTTGCAGTTTCAGACTTCTCTTAATGTTATATGGCAGAATATCCGCTACGATATGCCTTATGCAGTACGCAATAAACAATTCCAGCGCATTGTAGGTACAATCCTTGGCTATGTTTTTGCCGGAATCTTTATGAACAGCGTTATGGAGGGAGTTACTTCCGGGGCCGATGACGATGACGACAAAGACTTGCAGGCGCTCCGTAATCTGATTTTTTACTCTACAACACAGTTTACAGATGCAATTCCTATGATAGGAAGCGAAGTAACAAACACTATGGACCAGATTATCACAGGCAAGCGCGGATTTATGCAAAGTGGCACCGACATGACGCCTTCCGCTACAAAGCTTTTAAGCGTACTTACAAACGCATCCAAAGGAAACTGGGAAAAGGCAGCTACCTTAAGCGCCGAAGCTATTGGAATGGCTGCAGGTGCACCGGTAAGCGGAATAAAAGAAATCAACAAGCTACTTGGTAAACCGCTTAAAGAAGGCGATGTAAACCTTAAGCGCGGACTTAGTGACGTTTACGGTATTGCGGGTGATATAATCGAGGAATAAGGAAAGCGTATGAAAACTTATGAAAACAATATGGCAGATCAGGCGCTTGTAGTAAAACGCCTGACAGTTTTAGAAAGCGCAGATGGTGGAGCATTCAAAGAAATAAGGCAGACTGTAGATGCTGTAAAAAAGCAGACTTCTATTATTGCACAAGATCAGGATAAAAGATGGGAAGCCTTAAGTGATGACGGAATTATTACACCCTTTGAGAAACAAGAATTATTACGAACAATGCGAGAATATGACCGAGAATTTGCGGCAGTTACACAGCAAGCCTCTACTCTAGGAGTAGAAAGCCGTATCCTTAATGATTATGTTAGGACTTATAACGCCTTGCGTGATTATATATTTACAACACTTAAACTGTTTGATGACATGCAGAGCGAGACAAAGATAGATAATCGCGATACATTCAACACATATTTTAGTAATTATTCATTTTCTTATAATTTTGTTATGCTTGCGATCACAGCAGGCATCCTTGATACAATTGACTTCCGTGTACTGCAGAGCTTGAATGAGCCAGGCGAAGAAGGCGAAACTGCTATATATCATGGTGGTTTATATCAGTATGTTAATGGCGAATGGAAGAATGTAACTACAGGCGCATACAAAGGACCGCGTACAGAGCTTCCTGCAGATGAAGAAGAATCATTTTTTATTGTATCAGAAAGCTTTACAATGAGCGAAAGCCTGATAGTAAACGATGAAGAACTGTTAGTAAATAGCGATACGTTGTTAGTAACGCACACTTATCTTAAAGGCTACATTAATTATTTCCAGGCAGGAACCTGGCATCCGGAATGGGATAAAACAAACTGGCGTTATGCTGCTGCTTTTGCCGATGTTTTGAATATTACAGGCGAGCTTCCACAGATATTCCAGGACGGACTTGATGCAATACAGGCAAATCTTGACGCCGCAGTCTTAACTCTTGAAGATGAAATTGCCGCTAAGCAGGGCCAGTACACAATTATCGGTGGAGAGATGGTGCTTATTGATGACCTGCTTCCACAGATTATTGACGACTATGACGAGCAGCAAAGTCAGATAGACGATCAGCAGACAGAAATTGACAGTAAAATAAATCACTTGCCGGTATACTATGGAGGCACCAGCGTTGCACCTGGAAGCCCGCAGGAAGGAGACTTTTATTTATTCACAGGCAGTGGAGAAAATAACTGCAAAGTCAGACGCTACCACAATGCCGCCTGGGAATGGCTGGATCCAACAAATACTAATTATCGCAATTACTACATGATGGCGCTGCAGGACATACTTTCAAACACAAATGCAGGTACCGCAACATTCAGTAATGCTTTTGCTGGAAGCTTCTGGACCGCGTGGGCTAACATGACTACGCTTGAAGTAAAGACAATTTATTTAAGAAATGGTGGTACTATACAAAGCGACAATCTCACCTATGTACCGGAAACAAGAGGAACAAAATTAGATTATTACGGAAACTTTGATGCAAATGGAGATACACATCTGGGAGGAAAAGTTGCTATAGGCGTACCATTATCAGGTAACACAGACTTTAATACACATGATGTTGTTATAGGTGGAAATGCTTTAATAAAAAGTAGCGTTACAATCAAAGGAAATCTTGATGGAGCTACAGGAACTTTTAGTGGTGTAGTAAATGCTAAAGGTTTTATTCTCTCAGGAATAGAGCCAGGTGATATTATTTTTCAGAGAATATTAGATGATCCTGAATTTGTAGAACCTGAGAACACTTATAAAATTGTAGGTGATGGAGTTTATAGATTATTTATTTATGGTTGGTGGAATGGAACGCCATCTAATCTTGTATATAAGGTTTATAAAAATACTTTGGTAAACGAAAGATATGGTAATGATGAAATAATCTGGCAGAAGCAAATTACAGATAGAGGTACAGGAAGTAAAGTTTTAGTAGGAACAATAGATTATGAGTTTGCATCCGGTGATTTAGTTAAAATTAAAGAGAGTGGTAATGGTGGTTGGAACTCATTTGTAACTTTACAATTGGCTACAGATTCTCAGAATGATTTACTAAAACTTCTCTCAGTGCCTTATTACAGTCCAATTATTGGATAATGAAATCTACTGTATATAGATTTATAATTCTTTTTTGCTTTTTACTGGAGTTTGAAGAAAAAAATAGTTTTAGATTATTACAATATTTATTTATGCTTATATTTTTTGTAGATTTAAAACCATTTATTTCCGAATAATTATAATCATAAAGTTTATAAGAATTATTATAAAGTATGCAAAAATGACAATTAATATCTGGACTAGATAAACTATCGTCGAGTTTAATGTTGATAGATTCTATATATTTTTCATCTGTAAAATTGAATATTAAAGATTCAAAAGAACTTTTACCGCCATATAATTCTATAGACAGTCCATCTGCAGTATTAATTTTATTAACATTTTTTATTGAAGAATTATAACCATTGTAAGATAAAAGTATATCATCGGAAAAATTATAATTGTCATCATTAATAGGAATATCTAGCGAACAACTACAGAATAATAATGCAAAAAGAAATAACGGTATTAATCTTTTCATACTTAAATTATATCACAACATTTAACTTTGGTAAAACTTAATAATCAATTCAAGGTTTTGTGCCAGCACGGACTTTAACTGTGCAGTATGTACAAGCCCAGATGCATCTTTTTTAGAAGCCTCCAGAGGCGAGGCAAAAGGATCGTATTTTGAGAATGTATCATGCTTCTGGATGCAGGCTAAAAGCTCAACCTGGAAATCTATTATATTATAAAAAAACTGATTACTGAACTTGAAATCATCTTTTTGCATAAACTTGGTATATTGTTGCTGTCTTAAATTAAAAATATCTGCAATAAGTTTTTTATTATTTTGATATTCAATGTTTTTGGTGTAGCTTAATGATTTAAATAAAAGGCCCTGAGTTAACTGTCTAACATCTTCCGGACAATTTTCACAGACAAGTTTTACATCATCAATAAAGTATAGATAGAATAACTGCTCGTATATTAATAATGGAGACTGCTTGCCTAATTCCTTCTCAATATTTTTCGTGAGTAATTTTGCATAGGTTATTATATTTTCAATTCTATTGAATGCAAAAGTTTTTATTGGATCTTCTTTTTTCTTAGAAAACAGATGGATAAAAAAGAGAGTTATTTTTATTAAAAAAGACAGCAATACAATGCCTAAGAGAATATACCAGATCATAAAATCACCTCAATAAATTATCGGCGTGTTTATGATTTTTCTGCAAAGGCGGGAGTATACTTTAAGTACTTCCTAATGGGGCGCCGGCTGGGAGCAAATCTTATCTCTCCCCTGCTACTGGCCGGCCATTTTTTGAGAGGCGATATGGCAATAGACAAGAAAGTTGAAAATGAATATGGCGCAGAGTTTGCTTATCACAAGCTGCGCGACATACGGATTGTGAACGATGACAAGATCGGCATCCAGATGACGCTTACGGTGCAGAGCTGGTTGAACAAGCAGGCACGTATCGAAGGCAAACAGCCCACGGTGCGCCAGTGCGTTATTATGAATGCGGATTTTGCGATGCAGCCATTCTATGCACTTCTAAAAGCAAAGTTTCCGGAGTTTGCAGGCGGCCTTGACGACATGAACAATGACTTTAAGAAGGACCGCGAGGCATCCGGCGACGTTGAATACATCCAGCAGACAGCCCAGGGCAAGCTCATAGAGCGCCACAAAGATATTGCAGAAACACAGGAGTAAAACATGAGTACAACAATTCCAGCTTTAGATCCGGTAACAGACATACTTGATACCGATAAAATTATGGTAACTCAGAGCAGCGGCCAGACTTACACCATAAGTGGCGCAAACTTTAACAAGCGTAATCAGGTAGTTATTGCCAGCAATACTACAGTTACAGGTACTCCGCTTAAAACAGGCAATGTTGTGCGTATATATTTTACTGCAGATGTAACAGGAGTAAACGCTACATCTGTATTAAAGATTAACTATAACGGTACTAACTACAATGTCAAAGTGCCAAAAAATGGCGCACTGGTAAACTTTACAGCACAGAATCTTGGAGGAAGTCCGGTGGTATATAAATACTTGCAGGCCTATACTACACTGGAGCTTATTTACGATGGTACACAGTTTGTTATACTTGGAAATCCAGTAATTATAAGTACAAGTACAACAAGGATTTTTGCAGACGGTTCAGTGGTATATACGAGCTCTTATAATATACAGGAAACATACATACCATCTTTAACAGATGCTAATTTATGTATACCAGCTAATCGTAGAGAAACAACATATCGTGTTTACGGTAGTAATACACCAACAACAGCTACATATTTTATAAAATCAATGATGACAACAGAATCTCAAAAACGTATTGTACAGATTGCATACAGAACACAAAGTGCTTCTACTTCTTTTGCAGATACTTATGTAAGAATTGGTTATGCTGCATTAAATAGTGACGAGTGGACTTTTGGAGACTGGAAACAATTTAGTTTTGTTTCATAACTTATATATCCTATAACAAAACTGCAATAAAACTACAATGTTATAACAGTCCGGTGGGCCAGACAAGTAATACAATAACTGTATGATCACAGGAATTGTAAAACTAGCAAAAGCAGCACTTGCCGATGTAGACAAGCAAAAAGTCTTATACCTTCTCGAATGCGTAAACCTTACTAAGCAGGAGCGCGACATTGTGGAGCGCACGGAGCTTGCAGGTGAACGCTTGGCGGATATGGCGGACTTGTATGCGCTATCAATTGATAGTGTGTCGCTTATTAAGCGGCATGCACTACAGAAAATCGGCGTGTATCTTACTCAAAAACTACAGTAAATCTACGGAAAACTTCACTTCTCTTTTTACACTTCTGCATTAATATAAGCGGCAGAGGTGAACAGATGGCAGTTGATTATAGCACTATTGCACAGTCTTTACTTGCCGGTATGACCGGAAATAATCAGAACATGACAGTACAGCCTAAGCGCAGTGTAATTACTGTTGCGGGGCTAAATGAAGCAAGGGGATTTAATCTTAATCCTGGTGAGAGCATTGTACTCATAGATGCAAACGACGACTTCTTTTATATAAAGGAATGCGACGAAATTGGCAAAAGCACTACCAAAAGCTTTAAGTATGAAGAAGTCCAGCTGGAAGAAACGCCGGCCGGAAGTGTAACCAAAAAAGAGTTTGATAAGCTATCCGGAGACGTTAAAGAGCTTAAGAGCATGATGAAGGAGATAGTAAATGGCAAGCACAATAGTGAGCCAGCTGCGTAATAAGGCTGGAAATATTGCGGGGCCTGCATCCGGCGGCGACCTTATGAGCCAGTTTATGCAATTCAAAAAAGAGATTGACAATTCCGGACGTGATCCTCAGACAATTCTAAACGAATTACTTGCAAGCGGAAAAGTGCCGCCTGCAATGTTGAACAAGGCAAAAACACTGGCAGCAGTGTTTGCAAATAAAATTAAATCAGGACGATGAAGTCCTGGAAGGAGACCAACATGAACGAAAACGGAAGTTTTCTCGAAGGAAACGGAATCATAATCTTGATCCTTTTCTTTATCATGATGATGGGCGGCGGCTGGGGTGCCTTGGGAGGCGCCAATAATGCTGCAGTCCAGGGAGCACTTACCCGTGCGGACGTGAACGACGCAATCACTTTCCAGAATATCGGTAACGGTATTGGAAACCTTGCGAACAGCGTGAACATGGGTTTTGCAGGTGTGCAGAACAGCCTGGGAAGTATGTCAGGAACAATGGCAACACAGTGCTGCGACATTAAGGCTACTATCCTTGCAGACGGACAGCTTACACGTCAGATGATTCAGGACCAGACAATCCAGGATCTTAGAGACAAGCTTGCCGACAAGGATAAAGAAATCTTAGTTGCACAGCTTGCAGCAAGCCAGGTTGCTCAGACTACCCAGCTTGAAAACTACATCGACACCAAACTTGCAGCAGCACCGGCAGCTTAATCTATAGGAGGCACCTATGGATAACAAGAAGATTGCCAGTATGCTTCTCAAAGTTCAGATGGACGACTTGAAGGATGCAGACATGCTTGTAGATTATGCAGAAGCCGCTACCCGCGAAGGGGACACGGCTATTGCTACTGCAATGTATGCGCGTGCTAAAAACCGCCTGGCCCAGATGAACGAATGCAAGCGCACTATTGAAGGCGTTATGATGCGTGCCGAACAGGAAGCCGCCGCTACAGGCGAAACTGTAAGTACAGCCGGAATCTACTCCGAGCTTTACAATGACTGGATCAATTCCTGGGAAGAAAAGCTCAGGGCCCGCATGATGTAGAAAATAAAACCGTTGTGTTTTTGGGAGGCAATGTGCCTCCCTTTTTTTATAATTTTTTTTAATTGTTTATGACTTATTGTGCAATGAGATTTTATACTTAATACAGGGTGGCCTATGGCAGAAGAGAAGAAAATTAATTACAGCCTGATAATCACTTTGATGATCACAATTCTAGGATGGGGGGTAACTTTTGGTGTGTGCCAGAACAAAATCGAAAACAACACAAGAGACATTGAACGACTTGAACAGTACAAAGCCGCTATGGATTCAAATACTCAGCAGATTTATACACAGCTTGCTGGCCTTAATGCCAAAATGGACCTCTTACTCGACGGAAGAATTGTCGCATCAACAAAGTGAAATATCAGACAAAGTACAGGAGACAGACGAACCTATGATACACAAAAGCCTTACGGATCTTGAATATTCAGTACAGGGCAAGTTTCACGACTGTTATACAAAAATGAATAACAGTGAGCTTCTTAAAGAAATGGGAGTAGAAAAAGTTGCAATCAATGAAACATTGCGCGACTTAACTACACAAATGGCGTATTTTGTACGCGGACGTATGGAAACAAAATACGTAAAAATGTTTTATGCCGCCGCCGGACTTTATGAAATTGGAGACGTAGAAGCACAGACAGTTTGTACAAATACATTGCGCAGTAATCACATGAGTGGTAAGGCTGTAGACTTTGTGCCGGTTAAAGACGGTAAATTGTGGTGGAATGCGCCGAATGAAGTATGGCGCGTAATGGGTGAAATCGGAGAAAGCTGCGGACTTAAGTGGGGAGGACGCTGGAAGGAATTGCCAGATTGCCCTCACTTTGAAGCATAGGAGTATATATGGATTTCAATTCTATTTTGAATATGGTAAAGGAATATGTGCCTATTCCGGTAATTGTAGGAGTAGTTTGCGTAATTATGCTTGTTTACGGATCGGGTTGGATTGCATCTGCAATTGAAGAAAGCCTGGAGCAGAAGAAAGGCAAGCAGATTAAGATTTTTGACCATAAGAAAATATGGTTAAGCGCTTTTTGGTGCATCATTGTTACTGTTGCACTTGCAGTCTCAAAAGCAATTGAGTGGAAAGAAGTGCTTTATTATTGGCTGTTAATTTTGGGAGCTTCTACATTTTTGTATGAGGCCTTCCTTAAGAAAATAGGAATGAACAAGGAGGACAAGCAATGAAAAACAAACTTACTATCATTGCCGTAATCTGCATTATTGCAGGTTGTATCATGGGCTACTTTAGCACAATTGCTATTGTAGATTATACAGCGATAGCCGTAATGGCCTTTGGTTTTGTTACACTTATTGTGAACACTCTTAAAAAGGCTGAGAAAAAGACCTGGAAAGAATATGCAGGCGTTGCACTTTTTGCAGTTGCAGGCGGATGCTGCGCTATTGCTGGTATGGCGCAGGACACAATGTCTCAGCTTATTACTTTAGTTGCGGGGCTGGTTGTGTTTATTGCGGGGCTAATTACAGTAAGTATTAAAAAAGAATGATTAAGAAATTACTTGCAATATTATCCGGTATAGGTGCAGTTTTTTCTGCTATTTTTTACGTGCTTTTCAAACAGGCACAGGTAGAAAAAGCAGAACAGAAGGACCGTGCAATGAAGGCAGAGTTTGATGCTGCTATTGCACAGAAGAATGCAGAGCTTAAAAAGGAGGACGAAGAGCTTGCTCAAAAAAGTCATTCAGGTAATCAGCTTGATAATTTTAATGCTGGCCTTGACCGCCTGCGTAAGTCATCCCAAAGAGGAAAAGACAGAAACAGCGCCGGCAGTTAAGACTGTATTCTTCCCAGCCTTCCCAGAGCCTCCGGAAGATATTAAACCGCTGGATAAAGATAACAACATTGTTACATCCGGCGACACGGAAGTTGTATATGTTGCGCTTCCTTATTGGTATTGGAACTTAATTATTGATTATGTTGAGGAAACGGAGCAGGCAGTAACCTCCCTTACTGCACAGCATCCGCCCTAAAATGTGAAGTTTTGCCATAACTTTATATTTAGTCCATAAAAAATAATTAACATGAATAGTTCAGGCCCGTGCATTAATCACCCTTCCCATTGATTGCGCGGGCCTTCTTTATTGCATAAGCCTAGTAGTTTAGTATACAATCCAAAATATGTTTAAATGGATTAAGAATAGGATTAAATTATTAAAGAATGATACGGAGCTTGCAAAGCTTTTATTTTGTCACCTGCTGCTTATTGTTTTGCATTATTTTGAATACAGGACAACAGACGTGCAATACTTTTGGTATTTACGTGCAGGCGGATGCGCACTTATTTCCATACTTATTTTTTTTATTGGTAGAAACGGCCTGGCATACGGATTATTTATTTTCAGCTGCGCTTTGGTTTATATAAATAACTTTTATAATTATGCGACAATCTTTTTTATGTATATTGCAATAGGCGCGAATCCTAAGCTCAGGAAGGTTGCGCCCTGGATTTATATATTAAATGTCATAATATCATACAAGTTGAAAAATCTTGATATTATTGCCTTCTGCATCCATTGTGTTTATACAGTAATGTTTGGAATAAAGATTAATTATGTGTTTATTCCAAATAAACCGGAAGTATTAAATCTTACCGAGGATGAAAGGATTATTTTGGAAGAGCTTGCAAAAGGTAAACTGCAAAAGCAGATAGAGGGCTATCACCAGAATACGGTAACAAAGTACCTAAAAAATGCAATGGAAAGAAATATGTGCAAAACTAAAACTGAGTTATTGCAAAAATATATGGCAACAATGCAGAAAAACGAATCACAAGATAAATCACAAGAACAGGATGATTAATCACACAACAGTTTGCACAGGTTTTGACCTATAATAAAATTATAGGAGAAAGAAACATGTGTAGAAAATCACCGTCAGTACTCTATGTTTACAAAAAAATCAGAACAACAAAAAAGTCAGTACTTTATGAAGAGCTGGAGGACAGCCCATTATCAGTACATGACTTTGCTTTTATCTGCGATGTAATTGCAGGGCTAACCATTATGGAGCTAAGCGAGAAGTTTCATAAGACGCCATCACGTATATCACAATGGAAGCGCGAAGTATGCGAGAAGATACACCAGTTTGATCTTGCGAATATGTCTACGCGCTGATTTCCTTGCCGAATGCGTACAGGTACCGGTAGATGATATTGACGACGACCTGAGGCATAGGATCTGCACGGACCTGCTGGATGCAGTTTTCTGTAGGCTGCAGACGGTAATATCTATCTTGATATTTTGCAAAAAGTCCGTGCTCATTTATGCACAAGACTATATCACAATGAGAAATATCAGGACCTTCCGGAACATAGAAAGTAGAGCCCTGGAAAGTAACGCATCCACGTGCATCTGCATGACGATTAAATTGTGCGCACAGAATGTCATCCAGATTTTCAGGCGCATCTATATAAAAGCTGTCATCATCTGCAGGCGCCACTGCATACTGCTTATTAAACCATTCAATGTATTCATGTATTATTGTGTTTGCTTCCTCTAAGGTTTTTGCATTTTTCTTATAAAGCCACATAGGAAGCTGGCCCTGAACGGTACGCCACATACGTTCTACACGGCCCTTTGCTTCCGGAGACCAGGCGAAAACAGGATGTATATGTAAGTCATCACAGATGCGCTGATATTGAGTACGCTTTTCATGCATTATTTCCAGCTTTTCCCACTGCGCGAGCTTTTTGCCCTTTGGAGTATGGCAGAATATTGCAGCACGATCCGAGTAAATCTCACGCGGAACGCCATAGGTATTACATGTTTGACGGAGCACTTCAAGATAACCGTATAGGCATTCATTTTCTGTAAAATATAATCCGGTTATTTTTCCAGTTGCATCATCAATTCCGCCGGAAAGACAATAGCGCTTATCGTCGCCAAACTTATAGAACCAGGCAAAAGGAGTGCCATCTACCTGCATTAAGTCACCTTCATTATACCTGCGAAGGCGCGGACGGTGTACTTCTTTTTTGACCTTGACCTTATGAGATTCAGGAGAGACTAGGTTATATTCCGCAAGTATATTGCGCACAGTTTGGAGTGACACGTTGATGTTCTCAAACTCTTGCAGACATTTTTGGAAGTAGGAAAAGTTTACATCTGAGTACTGGCCGGAATAGAGGCACGCGATTTTTTCACGGAGCTTTGCATCAATTTTGTGAGGCGGAACATGACCTATATTGCCATGCTCAAAAGCCTTATTGCCAAGCTCAGCGTACTTTTTTTTGAGCCTGCACAAATGCTGGATGGTATATCCGGTGGATTCAGAAGCCTGCTTTAAGGTGTACTTATGCTGATATAATCCCTTAACATATATAGGGAGTACAGCTTTGTGTTTTTGAACGACGGTATTTTTCATAACACAAAAACCTCCGAGAGAATGTATCGGCAAGCATATCACAAAAACTTTAATGAGATTTTAAACTTTTTACAAAAAATACACAAAAATTGCACCGAAATTGCAGTTTTATTTATTTAATATATTATTTTGTGCTTGACAATGTAAATAACACGGTGTAAGATTAACTTA